GTAAATTTTTCTGCTGATTTTTTTATTTTATTATAAATAAAAGACCAATGTTTTTTATGTTTGTTTAGTAAATAAAGGTCTGTATAAGTTTGATATTTAGGTATTCTAATATTTAATTTTTTTTGTTCTTCGGTAGCCTTTGCAACTCTTCCTTTTGCTATTTCAAAATCAATGTCTTGTTTTATATTTTCAATTTGATACTTTGAACATAAATCATATTCTCTATAATAAAAATTATTGTCAATTTTATTTAACATTAAGTTTAGAAAGACCTGGTAAACCTAGCATAGGTCTACTATCATATTTATTTAATTCATTTTCTTTAGTTTTTCTATTGTAATGCAAAAAAACTTGACCACAATTTTGTCCAGTAAAAGGTTCTCTCCAATGTTCTAAATCGCAACCTCTATAAATTAACATATCACCAGGTTTTAAATTAATTTTAATTCCTGCTCTATCTTTTTTACCAGAAGGTTCAAGAAAAATTGGCCAAGGATCTCCTCCTAAATTTAAAGTCGTAGAAATTTCACAACTAAATCTATCTATATGTCTTTTTAAAATATCTCCATTTTTGTAAATTCTTGCATAAGAATATGTAGGAACTAATTTTAAATTTGTTTCTTTTTCCATTCTTGGAACTAAAGCCTCTAATATGGTTTCAAAAACAATATCTGCATAATGAGAATATGTGTTGGGAACTTGGTCATCACCCCAAAATCCAAACATAGTTTCATAAGGATTTATTAATTTATGGTCAAATAAATATTGAGCAACTCTCCTTTTATTTAAAAAGTAAGTGTAACAAAAATCAGCTAGATCAGGTGATATAGCTTTTTCAATAACTTTAAATTTATTTTGTTTAAATGACATTTCTTAATTTAAAATTTTTAGTAATAATTAATTTCTTTATGTTTTTTATTATTCCATTAGTAAATTGCAATAATGGTAAATACATTATATTATTTTTAAAATATTTGCAATACTCATTCTTTTATATAATTAAAATTTATAACAATTCTTTGTTGTTGGTCAGTGCAAGTTGTGCCTGTATGCAATTTTTTAGAATCAAATTCTATATATTTATTTTCTTCGCTTTTAATTTCTTCTCCTGTTTTAAAAATTGTTTTTCCATTGTTAGTGGTTACATAAAAAATTCCTGCTGTTATTTTAGCGTTTTTAAAATTTTCATCAATATGCATTGTATGTTTAATAATACTTGATGTTACAGGTTGTAGATTAGCTTTAATTCTAATCATAATACTTGGTTTAATAATATCTAATAACGGCAATAAATTTTTATAAAAATCAGAATGAATTTTACCGTTTAAAATAAAGTTGTGTGTAAATTGATAATGATTTAAAGCTTCTTTGCTGTGAACTACACCATCATTAAAATACCAGGGAAAATAGCCAGAAGTTAACAATTCTTTTAATGGTAAAAAAGATTGTGATGGTAAAAAATTATTTGTTATCTTTATTGTCTGTTCTTTTTTCGCCATACTTTGATAAAACATCGTTTATTGGAATTGCTCTACAATTAAAATGAATGAATCTAAATGGTTCATATCCATCATCTACTCTAAATTGATGAGGCAAGTAAGAATTAAATAATATTATAGTTCCTGGTCTTGCTGTATAAAATACTTGATTACTAGCTAAAGTTATTTTAGATTTATCTTTTTGAGGCAATCCATTCATTAAAGCTCCTGGTCTTGGATCATCAAAAATAGGTAATGAAGTTTTATCGCTACATTTTAAAAAATAAAAACCAGATATGTGTCCATTATAATGAGTATGTAAAGTATGATGACCACCGCCTGCTTTAGCAAATTCTTGAACCCAAAATTCTTCCATAAAAATTTTATAGTTCTTTAAATCAAATCCTTGTTCATCTAGCAAATTCCAAGTTGTTGCCGTAACCCAGTCTTGAAGCACATTAAATCCAGGCATATCAATTAAACTTGTTGAATGATGGACTAATCCGTGATCTTTTTTATCTCCTCCCCAAGCCTTGTTTCTTTCTTTTATAAAATTTTCATTATTTTTTTTAGCTATTTTAATGTAAGGGTCGGTTGCTTTTATTAGTGGTTTAACCCATTCAGGTTTATCCATCCAATAAATAGGAGATCCAAAATAAATATTAGTATCTAATAAATCTTTTTTCTGTTCTTCTTTTTTTACTTTTTGCATAAATTTTATCTAAATGGATACCCCATATTCCAAATAACTAAAGAATATCTTTTTCCTTTAGTTATTGGCTTAACTCTGTGATGAATATATGAAGGAAAAACAACTAAAGAACCTTGTTCTTTAATTTCTTTACAAACAACTGGTTTTGATTTTTTATCTAATATGTTTTCTTTAGGAAATATAAACTCTAATTCACCTCCTTTATAACTTGAGGAAGGAGAAAGGGAAAGAGTAACAGATAGTTTCCTTATTCTTTGTTGTGTTTTATAAACATCTTTTTGAGCAAAAGAATCAACGTGCCAATCATAAAACTGATCTTTATTATATATAGTAAACTGACAATCCTCTGAAAAATCAATATCAAAATTCCAACCTGCGTGTTTATTTGCTTCGTGAACAAAAGGCATAATTAGACTATATAACCAGGGTTCTCTTAACCAAACAATATTTGAATTTCTAATTTTTTGTAAATTTAATTTATATTTCTTAGATTGTATGTTTTCTTTTTGGGAATCTCCTATAATACCTTTTTGAGAATTTTTTGTTAAAGCATATTTAACTATATCATTACATATATGTTTAGGAATGACTTCTTTAAAATAATAATAATAATTTCTATATAACATTTTATCTTTATTTTTTTAAATTAATACACCAATCTAAATTAATAAGCAAGTCTTCTAAATGTACCTTAAATAATTTATGTTTTTTAACATATTTATTAAATTCTATAATATCTATTATGTGCCAATTTTTATTAGTTTCAAAAACAATTTTATCAGCTTTATTAGCTGTATTTACATATTTACCAAATTGATTGTTTTCTAAAGCAAACATATTCTTAACATCAAACTTAAAAGATTGATTAGAATTAATTAAAATTCCTTCAATGTGCCAAGAATCTTCTTTTTTAGGATATTTTATTTGAGTAAGATATTTAGAAAATCGTTCAACTATTGTTGAATCCATTGTGATGTGTTTGGATCCCAATGAAAAGTTATCATTGGATCTTCTGGATTAAGTTGATGAATGCCAAACCATCGTTGATTTTCTTCATCCCAATTCAATGATAATGAACTAGTTCTATTAACGCCCTCTGAATCTGTATATGAATATTGATGAGGTTCTGGTTGATAAACAGGAGCTACCCATTGATTGTGTTCACTTAATGTCCAGGAAGCATAGGGTTGTAATTTATAAAAAACATCTTTTTCTTCATCATAAACATCACTTTTTCCAGGAAATTTTCCTCTAAAATTACGATTGTATGAGCATTGTTTCCATTCACCACCATTAAAAAATTTTTTACACCATTCTTCTCCAGCTGGGTGTTTATCAGATGGAACTACAGAATTATCAACAACTACTACTCTTTCAACTATCCAAAGAGTTTTAGAAGTAAACCCACTAGGGTCTGTTTTTTGTTTTATTTCAGCAAAATGAGCCATATGATTAAGGAACCACAAAACATCCAGTTGCATTGAATCTATGTTGTACATTGCAACCTACTGTTGTTCTACATCCTCCTGTTATAATATCATTATTAACAACGGCATTAGGGTATTGAATAATTACAACTCCTGAACCACCATTTCCTCCATATTGAAAAGGAGTAGGGCCTGCAGGTATTCCCCCAGCACCGCCACCGCCACCAGTATTTACTGTCCCTGGTTGTCCGTGAGTACCTGGTGCATTATATGCAGAACCATTACCTCCACCGCCAGGGCCTCCTGTACCTCCTGGATTAGTGGGGCTATTAGAAGCTCCTCCGCCTCCGCCAGCTCTTGTTGTAGCATCACCTGGCCAAGCACTTGAACCAGATCCACCAGGGCCTCCTGGACCATTTGGACCTGGAGCATTTCCAGCAGAACCAGCTCCACCGCCTCCACCGCCTGCACTATTTGGGCCTGGATGACCTGGATTTCCTTCAGATGGAGAATAACCTCCAGCATTTCCTGAACCTGAAAGTCCACCTTGACCAGTATTTTCTCCTGATCCTCCTCCAGAACCTCCTGGAGTTCCTGGGGCACTTGGACCTCTTCCAGCTCCGCCTCCTGTTGAAGTAAAAGCTGCAGCACATCCTACGCCACAAGTATTAAATGAACTTGGATTTCCTTCTGTTGAATCATTAAGAGGTGATACACAGCATCCTGCTCCACCGCCACCGACAGTTACTTTATAAGTATTTTTACCTTGAATTGGATAAGAAGTGTTGAAACGATATCCGCCTGCTCCACCGCCTCCAGCTTGTCCGCCACCAGCACCACCGCCGCCAGCGATAACTAAAATATTAGCATTAAATGGCTCTACACTTTTACCACCTTTACGTTGACCATAACCTCCAGCTGATCCGCCTCCTAATGAACCTATAATTGGCATCTTTCTTCTATCCTCCTATTATGCAAATTGCGTTTGCGCAGCTAACACTGTGAAAGTTGATCCTGCAGTTTTAATTGCAGTGTATGTGTAAACATCATTTGATGAAACGTTTCCAGATGTTGGTGCGCTTCCGCCTTGCCATACTGGAGTTACGCCTGTTCCATCAACTTTTACTGTTGTGTTATAGTACGCTGTTGCGTTTTGCTTAGAAATATATGCTACTGTTACAGACTCACCTACATCCATAGTTGAATCTAAAGAAGCAGAACCGCTTCCTCTTAA